TTTGCTTCCTTGGCTAGAGCCAAAGTAAAACGATAACACTTGACCAGCAGCGCTAGTAATAAACCCCAAAGCAAATATAACAAGTTGCTGTTGATCATTAGGCGTATCTACAAACATTAAAACAGCTATCAAACAAAACGCTAAACCGACTACGCCCAAAGCCAAAATTGGCACTACTAACTTTTCTAATTTGGTAGCGTTTTCAGATGTTGCAACAGTTGCATACGTTTTACGAGCAGAGTCTCTGTCTTGAGCATCTAGCTTGGCGTACTCTAACTCTAGTTCTGCAATTTTCTGGGCAGCTTGTGGGTCACCAGCAATAGCCTTGGCTACCGCTTCGACAGAATCGCCAACACCCAAGCGACTAGCAATAGCGCTAACAGCGGCACCGCCCAAAGGCCCAGCAACAGCAGTAGCAAGAGTAGGCGCAATGCCTTTAAGCAAGTTAAATAAATCATTCATTATTTTTCCCTTAACTGTTGTATCAATTGGTTGATCTGGCGCTCTTTCTTTTCTATCCGTATCTCTGCCTTTTGAACCTTAATCCACATCATTATCAGCACAGGCGTGATGATCAGAATGATTGACAAGATCACACAAAGCATAATCAGAATCCCTCGGTAAATGAATTTATCCATAAAGCATAAAGCCAAGAAACAATGATTAGCACCAAGAACAATCCCATGCCAAGCTCCACCTTTTCTTGTCTAAACCTTTCGCGTTGATAAGATTCTTTTTGCCTTCTGATTCTAATTTGTTCCTTGCGTTTCTGTTGTTCTGCTTGCACCTTGGAGTAGATGCTGTTGTAGTTCTCCCAAAGTGGTCCAAGTTGGTAAGGCACACTTGCCCCACGCATCATCCCACTTAACTTGACATAGGATTGATCTAGTTCGTTTTTGTAAACAGAGAGTTCCAGAATCGTTTCAGGGTCTGGATCAACGCTTGTAAATACTTCTTCATATTTGATTTCCACATATTCGGTTAACTCCTTATGGTGGCGAAAAAATGCTCCTAGATGTCCAATAAACTGTTGAACAATTTCGGACTCGTTGGGGATGTGAGTGGTGTAGGTTTCCTTCTTTTTGACCACAGGCTGGGCTTCTGGCTTACTAAATAACCCAGTAAAGAACCCCCAGATTGACTTGGCTTCGGTGGTAATTGTTTTGATGTCATCGGTTGCCTTTTTTACCTTTTGTACCGCTACCTTACCTTGGTTTAAGGCATCGCAACAGTACATAATCCCATCATAAGCAAATTGCATGGCCTTAAAAGCCACGCCAATTGTTAGGGGATCGAACACATCCTAGAAACCAAATAGTTTGTGGATCAATGTGGCAGCGACACCAGGCCCCAACAACACACACGCCATCACCACATAAAGCAAATACTCTATCTTGGTCATGCGCTTCTCACCATCGCGCAAGGTGCGCTCGATGTTGTTGTAGCGCTCTTCACATATAGCAACGTGGACTGCAAGCTGGGTTTCGGTGTTATCACTCATGGCTTGGGATATTTAGCCTTGACCGCTTGGCAGTCGGCAATGTACTTAGCAATCTGCGCTTGATCTGCTTTTGCTATGCCATCAAGGTAATCGGTATAGGGTGGATATTCCGCAGCGCGTTTCTGTGCGTAGGTTAATACCGTTTTAGGGCGTAATGCCTCCGCCTCCGTATCACTGATTGATACTGAACCAGCGGGTAACAGGTGGGCGAATGAATCGTCATCAAGGAAATGTACAGAGTTGTCAGGTGATTTGTAGTTTGGCATTTAAATTCCTTAGCGGAGTTCGTAGACATTAGAAATTGTTGGCAAAGTCAACACATAACTCATTCCTGAAGGAATAATAAATGTTGCTGGAAAAAAATAAGCAGCGTTGGACATATTTATCAAAGTCAAAGTCACCCCTCCTATGACCATCGTGCTACTTGCATCGGCTATTCCCTTTAAGTAGAAAGTTATCGGCTTGCCAGTTGTGTTGTAGTAAGTTGTTCCACTTGTACGAGTAACCGCTTGCCAAGTCTGTCCATATCCCAAAGAACTCATGGAATTTAAAGCCTGACCACCGTAGCCTTGGATAGTTGATGGTGCGGTTGCCCAAGTGCCTGCGGTTGCTTGTGTAGACTCAACGTAGCCCACCACACGGTATGCGACAGATGTTCTAGCGGTTGTTGAGTAATACGCGGTAGCAGAGTTAGAGGCGGCGGCGATGGCGGTTGTTGTAATTAATGTTGTTTCATCAAGTACCGAACCGCCAGAGACATTGACCACCGCTAATTCAACTGTTCCAGCATTATCAATAGCCAACACAATAATACGAGATTGTTGTGCGCTAACAGTACCAAGCGTAGCAGTAGAAGGAACTACAACCGAAATCGCTGCCGATACTGTACGTGTAGCCGTTGTGCCACTAGTAAGTGTAGAACTGCGAAAAACCAATGAACATGGGTTTAAAGTTACAGTTAACGCACTAGACGCAGCAGATGCTGTGATTGGGTAAACAGGGCTAAACGTAGCCGAAGGTAAGTTACTTGAGTCTGCAAACGTAACACCCGTTGTACCGTTAATTGTTACTGCCATTTGGCACTCCTTCAGATAATGTTGCCACTTGCTGTGCGGCCAATGCTTGTTCAGCGGCCAATGCTTCAGCCGCTTGCTGTGCCACTAGAGCTTGTTGGGCTAAAGATGCTTGATAAGCAGCTAGTTCCTCACCAACTAATTCAATCTCTGTGGTTTCGCCAGTGGCTAAATTTACTTCAATTCTTGTAGGCATGATGTTTCCTTATTCGTAGAGAATGTTTACTGAACCAGCATCAAATGTGTCTGTGCCACCAGCCGTAGTGATGCGAACACGATCCAAAACTCCTGACAATGGAACAGTACCACCACTAACGGTAGCCGCATCTGAGCCATTAGAACAAGTAGTTCCAAATTGTGTCCAAGTATTTCCACCTACCGCTGCTAATATTGCTATTCCGCTATAAAGTTGAGCTGCACCATTATTGTTTACTACTTGAAAACCATTGCTGTTTGTAGAAGCTGTTGTTCCTCGACTCATGCCTCCAACATATCCAGATGAAGTAAAACTACCACTTCCAATTTGAACCATAAATGGTGATGTTCCTGATGTACTTACAGCATTTAACATCACGGTAATGCGTTTGACCCAAGATGGGATGCTCGTAAAATCAATACTAGTGCCAGAAGTAGACGCAACCAAAGTACCAGTTATCACACTAGATGCCCTACCAGCTTCACCAGCAAATGGATACCAAGTAGTGTTGGTTAGACGATAGACCCAAGACAATGGTGCGTTTGGTGATATTTGTACAGCAGTACCGACAATGGATTGCCCAGTATTGCCGTTAAGAGTCAGCGCTGTGATCTGTTGTGAGGATTGGATTGTGATGACCATACCGTCCGCAGGCGCAGAAGGCATAGTGATTGTTCCTGTGGCAAGCGTAGCCGCGGGGACTGCAACCAAGACTTGAGTGCCAGCAGCGAAAGTGTATGAAAACCCAGTTGTTAAAACTTGGTAGTCGTAGGACTGTAAAAGTCCGTTAGTGCCGTCTATTTTTACAGTCATAGTTTTTACTCGTAAAGAATGTTGATTGAGCCAGCGTCAAATGTGTCTGTACCGTTTACTGTTGTGATGCGTATACGGTCAAGAGTGCCAGAAAGTGTTTTACTACCACCTGCAAACGCAGGTGCGGTACTAGAAACCACCAGACCATTTACTGCATTCATGCAATAAAGATTACTTCCAAGTAATGCAATAGTTGCAAGCCCGTTCATGCTACTTGTTGCGGTATTACTTTGACTCAATATGAATCCTGATGTAAAAGCAGTTTCACCACCTCTTGTTCCACATGCGCCTGTGTATCCTGATGTTTCAACACCACCAGAATCTCCAAGTTGTATTAAAAGATTTGATGTGCTGTTTGTACTTAAAGAATCCCACATCACAGTAATACGCTTAACCCACGAAGGTATAGACGTAAAGTCAATATACGTTCCAGAAGTAGATGCTTGAGCAGTACCGCTAACAATTGAGCTATTGATACCGTTAACCACTATAGAACCAGTGCCTGCTGGCAAGGTAGCCGTGTAATTGGATGCCGTTGTTGGCGCTACGATCTCTACAGACCCTGCGCTTGCTGAGACTAATTTAACGCCCATATTATTTCCTTAGATGATTGACCAAACGGTTGGTGCGGTAACTGTGACGGTAGCCCCACCAAGTATGGTGATAGGACCAAAGGTGCCTGCATTTTGGTCTGACGGGATGCTGTAGCTAGTGTTTATGGTTTGTCCGTTTTGGATAAACACTTGGTCAGTACCACCACCAGTAGCACCACCACCGAGTGGACCCCAAGCACCGTTGTAACCCTCAAACCTTGTGGTTGTGGAGTTGTAACGCACCATGCCAGCCTCTGGGCTTGCTGGGCGTTCGGCAGTTGTACCTACGTTCAGAATGGCAGCGCCAGTATCTTCAAGCGTTAACTGATACACCACATTCAGATTGGTAAAAGTACCCTCGTTAGGGGATACATCGCCAATTGGTGGGGGTGATGCAAATGAACTTGCTGTGACTGGGACAGATATATAGTCTGTCGTGTACAACAGCGTTTCAGTAGACGTTTTTAATATAAATTTGTAGCTAGTTGTGTCAGACAACCAGACATTGGCTTGACCGTTGGAGTCCAAAATAACAGGATTGGTATTAGAAGTAGCGCCTGTGTAGTCGGTGTATGTCGCTAATGGCGTTGTAGTACCCGCCGCGTAGGTATACAGCTTACCTCCCACAAGGGGCAATCCATCAGTTCCAAAGAACTGTATTTTAGGGACGGGCGTTAGTTGTGCCATTTTTTTAATCCTTGCGTGATGATACTATGGCCTATTGGATGCCATATTATTAAGTTCAATTCTGTATGGCGTTTGCCCTGCCTGAGATGCCATCAACGCGGCTAGTTTTGCTTGTTCATTTCCTCTTAACTGCGTTGCCAATTCATTTGCAATATCTGGTCTTTTTGTAAGCAAAGTTGCAAGTGCGTTTTGCCCTGCCTTTGAGTACAACAAGGGGGACGCGGCCAACGCACCAAGTGCAGTAGCTACCGATGGAAACCCAGCAGCGCCAGCGCCACCAGCGGCAGCAATCGCTCCAACCAAAGCCCGATATGGCGTTCCAGAATCAGGTACTTTGTTGCCCAATGCTGTCTTTGCGCTTTCAGACAAGTCTTGCATGTAAGCCTCGCCCTTGGCAAATTCTCTCTTATCTTTGCTTTTGTCCATTGCTTTTACAGCATTTTGCAATTGAGCAGGGGAGAACACCCCTTCTTCTGCACCAAGGGCAGCGGAAGCACGTTCAACACGCTTAAAGTTGGCGTACCCAGTATCTATAGACTTTAATTCTTTTGCATACTGAGGATTGCTTCTGGTCACCAATTGACGAACTTGGTCTTGTGTTTCTTTCAATGCATCGCCAATCAATCTTTGGTCTGCATCTGTAGACGCACTTAAACGACTAATGGTTTCGCGCAAATCGCTTTGTACTTGTTTTAAAGTTTGACCAGTAATTGCGCCTTGACCTTGAAACTTATTAACTACATTGTTATCAACCCAAGTATTAAAGAATTTGATAGCTTGAGGATCAATTGCACCAGATTCCACCATGTTTTTCAAACTAGCAATGTTTTGTTGAAATGGCGCGTCTTGCAAAACAGTCATCTTTGGCAACAGTTTTCCATAAGCATCATCTAATTTATCTGATACAAATTGAACTGCTTCACGACCCATAACGCCTTCTGGTAACTTCTCACCAATTGGCGTAAGCGCTCTATTAAAGGCAACACGGTTAACGTCTTGCATTGTCCTGTTTTGAGCGCTCTTAATAAAGTCACCCAATACTGGAACACTAGTCAACGCTTCTTCAGCGCGTTTGTAGCCACCACCCAATATTTGACCAGCAGTTGGTGTTATGCCTTCTTTCATCAAAGATTGAATTTGTGGCGAAGTAGATACACCACCAACCACGGATGCCACTGGTTTGATCAGTGCATTCATTGGATTGGTATAAGAAGATGCTTGGGCAAGTGCATTGCTTAATTTGCTAGCACCCGCCACTTTAGCGCCAACGCCAGCACCACCCAACAACATTGACACATCGCCAACAACCCTAAACGGGTCTTCTTGCATAGTTCTGGAAAATTCTGCGCTAGAACTATAAGGTCTTACAAATTCTTGACCAACCGCATTTGCTACGTCTTGCGCTCTCTTAACACGCGCTGGGTCCATTCCCAATGCTTGCATTGAGCCTGGCATTAAGTTTTCTACTCCACCTACTACCGCCTTGCCCAAACCCTTTGCCGTTTGTACAGGGCTTGTAGCAATTTGCACAAGTCCACCAAGTGTGTTTTCATACAAACTAGATGGAGCATTCATTAACATCTTAAAAGTGTTGAATGACTCTGGTTCAAGTTTAAATCCAGCAGGAAGATTTGGCGCGCCTGTTGATGCGCTTGGTTCTTCTAATTTAAATCCAGATGGTAAAGGCATAATTTTTCCTTTATTTAGCTGGAGTCCAAGTCTGACCGCCATCAGTAGACATTATTCGTTCTTTACCATTGGTTGCATACATAGGTGGCGTTGCTCCAGCATTTTGTTCTGGAGCGCTAATCTTGCTAACTACAGGATTAGGAACATATCCTTGCTCCTTGCTATAAGTCTCAGTAAGACCCTTTTGCTCTCCTTCAACAATTGCTTTCATACGTTTCAATTTCTTGAGAGCTGTAGCATTGTCATCAGTAATTAAAGGAATAAAAGGTACTAATCTTGGAGACTCAGAAGCAGTAACCGCAGAACCACTTCTTTCATGGATTACTAATGAACCAATATCTGCAACGCCTGCTCGTGCATCAACGCCTTCTGGATCAGCACGATTTAATATTGCACCAGGCACAAATCCTTTAAAACCAACCGCATTTGGGTTTTGTTCTAGTAATTTAATTGTGTCTGACAATTGTTGAACACCTTGGTTATTTTTAATAATTGCCAAGTTAATGTTTGCAGGAATTTGTTTAAGCCCTTCATGCTTACCCTTGAAAGGTGTACCAGCAACGGAAGCGCCTTCAACTGGTAAAGCAGAGACTTGATCAGCAGGAGCTGTACGCCCAGTTGGTATGCCACCACCAACGGCAGGAGCGCCAGTTGGAGACACAGCGCCACCAACAGTAACTGGTACTGCTTGCAGTGTGCGCTTATTGACTCCATAAAATGTGCCATCTTCTGCTTGTTTAAGTTCATAGCCAGGGTTAGATTTTTCCCAAGCAAACTTAGATTGATCAAACGCTAGGCGTTGTTGTGCCACACGGGTTGATCCACCAATGTCGGCAATTGCTTGGTCATATACCTTGCGTCTTGGATCGCCAACAGGCAATGCGTCACGCTCTGTAGTTAAACGCTTGATGTCAGTTGGAGCCATGCCAGAAGCCACAATGGTCTGACCAGCACCGCTAACCAAGCCGACATTAGGCACAACGTGTAACTTAGATGCTTCTTTAAGTTGCTCTTGAATAATGCTTGCGCGTAACTTAGCCTGTGGAACATTAGGAAATTGCGACAAGTCAAACAATTCTTGGCGTAACGCATTGGTGTCTAGCAAGGCATTGGCAGTGGGCGCAGTCTGTGGCGCTAATGCATTTATGGGCGCTTGCATTGGTGCTTGTGCTGGCGCTTGCATAGGCGGTGGGGTAATACCGTATGTGCCAGAACCTAATGCGCCACTTGGAGCGCCACCACCAAAGCCACCTGTAGCACGAGCAGTTGAACCGTATTTACTGTTAAATGCTTTTAGTTCTTGTTGGGCTTGAAGCATTTGCAATCCAGCCGCTTGTGCGTTGGGATCGCTAGGATGCGTTGCCATAAACTTGGCAGCCATTTCCATGTCAGTAGGACCACCATTGTTAATAATGGCTTCCCTCATGTTTGCCAAATATCTTTCGTTTTGTTGCATCTTTGCCATTTGCATTTGAGCAACTTGGCTTTGATTTTGAAAACCTTGAAGTTGTGCAACTTGGGCATATTGCGCCAAAGGATCAGCAACTTGTAATGGCTTAACATTAAGGGATATGGATGGATCAATAGCCATGATTAGTCCTTAAAATTCCATATTGGTGTAGCCACCATAATTTCGTGCAGTGCTTTGTTGCATTGGGCCAACAAAAGCATTTGAACCAGGAATATATTGTGGTTGATTGCGTCTTAAAGCATCAACCAAGGCATTTCCTTGACTGTAATTTAGATATGTACCTAAACCACCAGTAATTGCGTTTGTTGCACCAACACGACCAGCCGCATTTGCCGCAGCCCCACTAGTAGCCAAATTTCCCATATTGGCAGCGTTTGACGCGCCCATTGTGCCTAGATTGGTTGCGGTGGTTTGACCCATGCCTGCTAATGATTGCAATGGGTTTAACTCTGCGTTACGTTCCGCTTGATAACGATTAAAAGCGTTTGTATATTCCTCAGACCCAGCCGCTTGACCAAACCGCGTAGCTGCCTTGAGAGCGCTACCAGATATTAAACCGCCACGCGCCGCTGCTGATCTGTCCAATGCCTTTTGACCTTCAGACAATCTGAACCCATAGCCTGGGTCTGCGGTCATAGCGTTGTAGTCAAATGGCTTGTAGTTTGATGCTAACGGTATTAATTGGTTAAGCGCGCCTTTGCCAGCCTCCAAAAAAGGCATCTGGTCTGCGCGTGTTTGGTTGTATTGTTGATTTGCTAAATCAGCGGCGTATCTTGTTGCGCCAGCTTGCTCTTCACCGCCTTTTTTTGCGGCTTGTGACCCTAAATAGCCACTTACCGCAACAGCACCTGCTACCCATCCTGCCATAATATTCCCCTTAACATGTTAAGTAACATTTGGTTTGCATTTTACGCGCTACAGAAACACAAATGTTATCCAAAGTGTTTTGATTTCCTAAAGAGGCGTTAACCACTTCCTCAACTTCGTTGTCTTCCAAATTAAGCCTATACAGAAACGCACGATAAGCAATTTGAGCTTTTTGTTCTTCTGTTCTGCTATCAGCAAGCCCACATTCTGGCACCACATATAGTCTGTCTTCCAAGACCGCCATATCAATGCAATTGTCTGGATTGTCGTATATATCCACCCAAACTACTTCATCTTCAAAAACACGCCCTGCGCGTTGCATTCCAGCCTTTGCAGGGAATTCACACGGTGCGGTTAGAACCTTAACACCATCATCTGTGTTTACTGCAATTGTGCCTTTTTCTAGGCGAACATGATAGTCAGACTTATGTTCTGCGCCCGTCAATACCGTCCAAGGTGGGATTGTGATCTTTCGCTCATAGCTCCCATCCATGAACACATGCTCGGTCACTATGTCAGCTTGTGGCAGTTTAAGCAATTCTTTTTCTAATACCCGAACCTTGTCCACCATAAACATTTCAGAGGTTAACTCAAAGCTCATTAAGACACCTCCCGACCGCTAACTCGCATATTGATGGCGCTAGATGCGCTTGCAATAGTTGAGATGTAGTCTGCGGTAGTCAAAATCTGACCCACCAATTCTGGGAAGGTGTAGGTCTCAGACGCTGAAAGGCTTTTGTTCTTGTTGATTAGGTTCGGGTTGCTTGGCGTATCTAAAGCAGAAACCAAGTTGACGCTGATAGTAGCGGTAGATGCGCTAGTATTGGTGGCGGTGAACTTGTCAATGATTACAGCCGTAATATTGGTAGGTACGGTGTATTGCGTTGTTTGGCTGTTTTCAACCAATTTTGGGGGAACAAGATTTCTTGCGGTGACGGTCATACAACGCTCCAAGTTGAACCAGAGGACACTGTCACAGTAATACCGCTATTGACGCTAACTGGACCTGCCGACAAACCATTGTTTCCCGTAGCGATAGTATAACTTGTAGCCACAGTGTTTGCATTTATTTGAATACCGTTGCTAGAAATCATAGCAATTGCAGTCAGTTCGCCTGTGCTTGGCTTATATAAGTAATTGGCATTACTAGTAAAAGCCGTTGTAAGACTGCCAGAAGTTGCGTTGGCAAATACTGGATAGACATTGGTAGCTGTGGTGGTGTCATTGGTAATCGTTGCACCGCTACCGCCCCCAGCCGCCCAACTTGCAGTTGTGCCGTTTGAAGTTAGCACATAGCCATTTAAGCCAATTGCTAGGCGTGTAGCGCTGTTTGCACCGTTACCTAGTATTAAGTCACCAGTTAAGGTAATGGGAGACAAAGCATTGAAGGCAGATGCTTGGGTAGTCTGACCCGTACCGCCTTGGGCTATGGTTACGGCAGCATTGGTAGTAAGGATAGTTGTGGTTGCATCAGGTAGCGAGTAAGTCTTTTCTGCTGTCGTAGCGCCCGAAAACTTGGTAAACCCGTTACCCGTACCGCCATAAGTAGACGCAATGATCTGGGTCAGGGCTGCTGAACCATCAAAGTTGTTGCCGTAGATTGCTCTAGGCGTTGTTAGCGTGGCCGCAGAACCTGTCGTGTTTTGGTTAAGCGTAGGAAAGTCAGCCGCTACCGCAATAGACAACGCACCAGTAGTGGTGGTGGATTTCAGAATGCCTGTAGTCAACGCAGAGGTGCCTGCAGAATAGTCCGTTCCAGATGTGGCCGCGGAGATGGCAGTTGCGTTACCTTTGAGTACGCCAGTAATGGTTGTAGACAGGGTTAGCGCAGGCGTTGCGCCACCACTTGATGTGCCAGCAAAACCATTAGCCGAAGCAACAGATACTGCCGTAACAGTTCCAGAACCTTTATTGTTAAAGGTTGTCCAATCAGCCGAGCTTAAAGCGCCCCGATTGGTAGCAGAAGCCGTAGGCACATTTAGCGTAATTACGGGAGTTGTAGTGCTATTAGCAACAGTAGAACTTAAATCAGTTCCAGTTGTTCCTAATGTAAGCGCCGCAACCGATGTAACCGTACCGCCACTTGACGGGCTAGTGTTGTCAATAGTAATGCCACCAGCAGAGTTTGTAACCGAAATGCCAGAACCAGCAGTTAGAGTGGTGCGAGTAAACCCTGTGCCGTTACCAATATCTAGTGCGCCATTTGCGGGGGTGGTAGTTAGCCCAGTTCCACCATTGGCTACAGCCAAGGTGCCTGCTAATGTAATCGTGCCACTTGTGGTGACAGGCCCACCGCTAGTAGTAAGCCCCGTTGTACCGCCAGAGACATCTACAGAGGTAACTGTGCCTGTGCCACTGCTTGCCGTAGCTGGTTGTGGGGGTGGACCAATCTGTAGATCATCTAAAGATGTTTGATTGCCTCCAGAGCCAGCAAGATTAAATATGTTTAAAAAGAACCTATACCATTCCCGTGAAACCAACCCCGTTCTTGAATCAATGATTTCAACACGGTTGGACGGTATGTTGGTGACGTTTTGTTGTGGGCTAGGCATTGGTAGGTGTCACATACAGTTGGGCACCCATAATTGCAACCTTAACAGGATCAGTCCCAGAAATTTCATAGACGCGATCCCGCAACTTCAAGGTCATGCCAAGCCTACGATAGAAAGTTCTTCGATAGTATTCGCCCACCTTACCGACTGAAGACCAACGCTCGTTTGACCAAGTGTGTCCTCCGTCATCTGAGTAGCGCATCATCATCTGTGGGTCATCACCTTGCCCAGTATTAATGCCGACACCTGTCTCACAGTCAATTTGTAAGGTATGTTGGGAAGAGCGTTTGAGGTCATTTGTCCCAGTAGCCAATGCTCTCCAAGAGCGTAACCACTTCTGAATATCGCCATTGTCGGCATACTCTTCTAAGTCAAAAGCATAGATATTGCCGTTTTCAAAGTCACCAACAATGATTTCATCGTTATAGACAACCTGACAATTTGACCTATGTCTAGCAAATTGGTTGTTTTCCCACCCTGCGCGTTCATGCCATGCTTGGGTAGCTACATCGTAGACCCAAGTAGTCTCGGCAGTTGGAAAGATCAAGACATAGAAAGAATGTCCGTCTTGTTGGTATGTGTACGCTACCGCATCCGCAACGGTTGGGTATTGTTGGATTTGCCACTCAATAGCGTGTGTTGATATGCGTAAACCAGAATATCCGTTGGAACGGTAAACAATACCGCGCCCACGGGCATCAGCGCCTAGCCAGAAGATGCCGTTATCTAGTTTGGCTACCGAGTAGGGGGCAGCGCATCCGATCTCGTTAAAAGCACCTTGTATGCGTTGCAAAGGGAAGTCAGGCAGACCAGCGTCATACCAGACCTCAATTGAGTTGCTACCAAATAGCCATGCTTCACGGTGGTCAACAATCAAAGACACCAAAAGGTCTGGGTCACCCTCTGCACTAGCAAAGTCCAAAGGATCAACCGATAGACCGTCTAGCAAAGAAGTTACCCAAACCCGTGAACTGTCTGGTTCATTGAATACAAAATACCCGTCTAAGTACCCAACCGTCACCGCGCCAGGGAAATCTACGTCTGTAATCTGGGCAAGAACCTCGGTGTTTGCGTTGTAGATATAGCCATCAGGATTGCAAGCAATAAAGATTTGTATGCCGTTGTCCGACATGGAGACAGGCCCTGTCCCTGACACGGTGCCAATTAATGTAATTTTGTAGCGTGTGGTTGTGCCAATGACATTGACCCGATAAAAGGAATCGCCAGACACGGCATACATGTATTCGCCAAGTCTACGAAGTCCTCGGATTGGACCAGTGCCGACAGCGACCAAGCGTTTGAGGCCAGGGCAACGGGACAGAAACGCCGCCTCCTTGCCACCCTCTGGGACAATCTCAGGAAACAAGTTCACCATGCGATTGTCCGCAGCGTTGACGCTACGGGCTACATACGAACTGCCCAGAATTGGACTTTTCATGCTTGCACCATTTAATAATTTCCTGCAAAAATATTAAAGCGTTGACGTGTAGCCACAATTGCGTATGGCATAGACATCACATCATCTGGGTTGTTGATGCGCTTCAGATTGCGCTTGGATGTCATTGCAATGCGTTGCACTTGTGGGCTTGGTTCAATACCAAACTCTGGTGCAATTTCCATCGCCAAGTTGTAAGTGAAGGCGCGAAGATAGCCTGGTGGGAACAAGATGTCAGTTTGCAAAGTAGCAGGCTGATCTAGTTCTTCCACGCTAATAAAGTGCCATTCCAAGTCCCGTGTAGGCTTGGGATAGATATACATATCAACATTGGGGTATGCCATGTTGATAAACAACACTTGCGGATATGTAGACGTTACCGTCTTAACAGCAATACCATCGTACTGCTGTTGGTTAATCATTTTTATACCAAAAGACACATTGGTGCTTGCATCTCGGTAGTAAGTAGCGTCATCCAACAAAACAGGACGATTGCCAACAAAGTCACCCGTAGGGCCGAGGGTACGGTTAATAAACCCAGCCGTCCAAGTAAAGACTTGATCTTGGGTACTGAATACAGCCAATCGCTCTGTATTCCAAGAATCGAT